CCCAAATGCGGAATACCTCATGTTGATTTGAGTGACAGCTGACGCAAATCTCGGCAGAAATGATGATGAACCACTGACAGAATTTGCATAAAACGTATATCGAACCAAGCTAGACATGAATATCCCGACATTTTTCTGGAGAGAGGCAAGATGCTCATGAATCCTCCCGGATATGCCTATAATATGACTGAATTCTTTCAACTGATTCACCCTATACCTCCTCCCATAGCTTCAACTAGCGCTCCCTGAATGTCCATGATTACGCTATGGACCTTCGCGTTGAATCCCCCTTGACATCCTAAATCCTCCTCAAGACGCTCATGAGCCAGCCTAAGGATCACCGTCTTTACTTCTTCTATTTCACGTTCCATTTTTCTACCTCCCTCTCAAATCTCATTAGATCTGCCGATCCCATTCCCAACGGCCTCACAAATTCTCATCCATCCGCTCCTTTGCTACATTAAAGTAATCATTATTTATCTCTATACCTATAAAGTCCCTGCCCAGATTCCTACAAGCCACTCCTGCTGTCCCAGTTCCCATGAACGGGTCAAGAATTACATTCCCTTCTTTGCTAAAATTACTTATCACTTTTTCTGCAAGCTCTAACGGGAAAACTGCACCGTGATGTTTGACTATTTTCTTCCCTCTTTTAATCGACCAACAGTTTGAAAGAGACCCTCGGCTGAAATTTCCATTTTGGAACTTCCTTGAAATCGCATTGCTTTTATCAAAGACAAGGATTATCTCAAACTGACTATTCAAAATAAATTCACCGATAGCAGGCTCTGCGTTCACTTTATTCCAGATTATAACTTCTTTAAGTTGATCTGAGTATTCGCCAATTAGTTTGAAAAAGGCCACCTTGTTCCCTGTAAGAAATTGAACATTGTAAAAAACCATGCGTGATACCCTCAGGCACTGTCCCACGGCACACCGATTGAAGTCCAAGTACTCACTCATAGACAAATTATCTGAGAAATCCGCGTATTTCGTAGAAATCTCTTTTACAATTTGTCTAGAGCAGTACTTTCCTTCTCGGATTCTTAGGTTCATATTATAAGGAGGGGATGTAAATACCATATCAACGGAGTCGTCAGGCATCTCTTTCATTAGCTCTAAGCAATCCCCTTGGCGTAAATCAATCTTTGACATATTTTTTTTACCTTCCTTTCTTATCCCAACCAATGTGTTTAGACGCAGCAGCATGAGCAGCGTCCCCTCCAGACCTGCCACGAAGCTCAGCACAATCTAATCAATAAGCCAATGAGGCTACCCAATATAATTCCCAAGATGACAGCCAATAGACAGGAAATTACATCAAGCCTGCCATAAATCAGTTTCAGAAGCTTCAGCTTGTAATATTCATCATCATTCATGTCAATTATCCTCTGACGATGTGGAGAGCTTTTTTAGGTGCTTCCTCTTCTGGCTCCTGCCGAGTAATCTCTTCTCTCTCCTGCATACCTTGCACTAATGCTTTATGCCGATAATATTTCCTCGAAGTCTTCCTGGCGATATAATTTGCAAGTATTTCTTGCCCCCAATCGAAAGAGATAAATGTGCCTATCCATGAGTTTGCCACTTCATACTCTATAAGCTCCTTAATATTCATCATTATCAATATCCCCCTGTTACCAACTTTCATTAATGTCAAGTGCCACAGATCTATTAATAGCCCGTCTCATCTCGCATAGGACACAATTACAATCCCCATCTTTTTCCTTCCATCCCAGCTTAAGATCACGTAGTTGAGTCTTAGCCGCAGTATAATCTCCGAACTTATCCCATTTCTCAGCGCAGTTGTAGACGACCCACACTCCGCTGGGATATCGCAGCTCCTTCACGATCCCGTTCTTCCATTTATTTCTACCGTAATGTTCTGGCTGGTAATGCACCTTGCAACCTATAGTTAATATGTTTATACTTATCATCTTTCCGCCTCCTTCAACTATTTCGCACAATTCTAGTTATCATAGCTGCTGCATCCATCGAACAGTATTTAGCCTGCAAGTCCTGTTTAAACTTTTTCAAGGCATCTTTTTCATTTTTATCCGAGCCAGCCTTAACTTCTACAGTTACAACATACTCATAACTTGATCTCATCTTGATCTTCAACCTCCTTCAAAATTTCTTGAATAGTAACTTTCCCCTTCTTACGCAAAATTTCCTTGATATGATCATCAATTGTCCCCTTCGCATGAACCGTGATAAACTCAACCGATTCATGCTTACATCCATACCGAAGGACCCTCCGAGTGGCCTGATCTAATCCAGCTTTGTGCCAGGGATAATCAAGCATGATGACTTTCTCAGCCTCCTGCAGATCAAGCCCCTCCCCACCTGAATTGTACGTCATAGCTATCATCCGCACTCTCCCAGACTTAAAATCATCTATATTAGTGTCACTTTGAACTTGCGTCATTCCACCGACGATGATGACGCACTGACCAGGATATTTTTTCCTGACCAGCTGGATAAGCTTCGCATACATGGAGAAGACTACCACTTGACCATCAAACTCATTAAGGAGAACGTCAAGTGCATCTAACTTAGATGGACCAGTATAATCTCTAAAGATCAACCCAGGATGAAGCGAGAGCTGACGAAGACGCGTTATCTTAGATAATTGCAGCAAGGCCTCGACTGACTCACCGGCGTAGGTAGCCTCATTCCCCTCCATCATACATTCATAGAGTCTACTCTGATCACCACGTTGCGTATAGATGACTTCCCTCCATACCGGAGTAGGCAACTCCAACTGGTCCTCCCTCCTGAGCAGATACGGAGAAATCAATTTCTGCAAATTAGCTCTCTCCTCTACCCTCACCCCTCCTACCTCCATGCCCATACCTGAATTAGTGATCTCAAGGAATCTGAAGGCAAACCCCCAATAGGAAGCGAATCGCGGTGAATCACAAATAGCTAAGAGCGTCCAAATGTCTGAAGAAACATTAATCGATGGAGACCCTGTGAGTAAGAAGGCATACTCAGCGTCTTTAGCCACTTTCCTACAGGTTTTGAAAACCGCAGTTTTACGATTTCGTAACTTATGCGCTTCGTCAATTATGATCAATTTCGGAGAAAATGGTCTAATCGAAAGCTGGGCAAAATTAGTAACCTCCCAGAGTTCAGGAAAATCAGACCACTCTTCGATATGCCTCTTCCAGTCGGATATCTTCTTCTTATGACATATCACCAATGAAGATCTCGGACCTGCGAGATTACCTGCGGCTATCGACATGACTGTTTTACCAAGGCCAGGGGCGTCCGCTAATATTCCTCTCTTCACTGCATGCAACCACTGCGACCCACCTACTTGGTAAGGCCGGAGTCTCTCCGTGGACAGGCGACCCCGCTGGAGGACGCTCCTTGCGACCTCGCGCTGCTCGTAGGCGAGAATCTGGAACCTCTCGCGGAGTGCTGGGTCTATAATCATTCCTGGAAAGCGGCTCAATAATCTCCTTGCGATGTCTCCACACACTGGGAATGATTTATCGTACCCCTGCAATTCCGGTAATCGCGGGTTAGGCACTGCAACCATTCTGTTTTTCTCTAGTGACAGTTTCATGATCTTTTACTCAACCAATAGTACATGACATGAGCACATGCACTCCTTACATGCGGATTTGATGACAGGTGAAGAACCTTCGGAAGCATAAGCTTAAGAATACTCGGTGACTGATATACAACCGGAACCGTAGCCACATATTCAATGACCCCCATGACCATGAATGGCCATCTCGCCTCAGCAGGCCTTCGACTAACTATGAAGTCTTCCATGACAATGATGTCTGGACAGCTAATGATTATGTAGTCTCCAATGGCTGAGTACTCTATAAGAGCGTCACCGGAAATGAACCTATTATCTTCGAAGCGGCATACGCCTGTTGTCTTACCTGGGTCTATTCCCACTATGCGCATAAGAAATCCTCCTGCGTAATGGATACACTCTACACATGCGTTTGTCAATATACTTGCGAGGCAGGCTCACGTATGATTGACTCCATCTCAACCATGGGATATAGTCACGAAAATTTAACCATTTGACCAAGGGGGAAAAATATGAGGATCATGGAAAAATTAATCGGAGAGGCCACGGAAGAACAGATCAGTGCAGTGATAATGTGGGCTGATGCAAAAGAAATGGACCCAGAATTTAGCGAGTTATATCACCAGATCCTCGAATGTGGAATGTCCGCTTATGGTGCATCCGTATATGTAGGCAGCAACAATGCATACGGGAGGAGTGCTAAGACACTGTGGAGGCACGCCAGGGAAATTGAGATTTCCATCATTGAGCATCTTGGAGGAATAAGTGTCGAAAGCTTGATGGAAGAACTGATCACCAAAGGTGAAGCCACATGCCCCGACGAGATCTTATCAGGATTCCGCAAAGCGGCGAAGCGACACGCGGAAACCGTCGGAAACTGCACGCTGACCGAGAACGTAAAGTTCGAACTTGAGACTCTCACCCAAACAGGAGATATTTTTAGCCATCGGTGACCCCCTCCACAAAGGGCCGATTTTCTGGATACAGCCATGATCACATGTTAGCACTATAGTGGTACTCTAAACTAACAGCATCATCTCTCAACTACTCCAGCATAATCTGCATTTTACTGTAGGGATATCCCTAGCCTTGACTATATCTCCCCTGTATTGACTATTCCTCAACATACTACAAACTAAAATAAACAAAGCTACAGCATAAGTCATTTGACTAATAGTCAACATAGTTGACTATTCCTCAGTGTTCCTTACTAAGCGAAACTTTTAGAGATACGACAGGGGTACTGACTATTCCTCAAGTTATATTTTAATTTGGAGTAACAAGGAACACTGAGGAATAGTCAACATAGTTGACTATTCCCCAACTAATTATTTGTTTGGAGTAGTAAGGAACACTGAGGAATAGTCAACATAGTTGACTATTCCTCAAGTTATATTTTAATTTATGTTAGTTTATTTTCTGAGTGTGGCTGTATGGACATCCCATTCTACTATACGCCAGTTTTAGTGCAATAAAGTCTAGATTAGTTTGTATTAAGATTAAGTCAGATGGCTGTATCCAGAAAATCGGCCTTTGTAGGAAGAGTGACCCGATGCATTGCGTCATTCCGTCAAGAGTATTTACTCTCATGTAGATTTCGATATAATGGATGACCATATAGCAAAAGGAGTTAGTCATGCCGATAGGGCCGAGTAGATCATGTTCGGGCGTGGGGCCTCGGAGGGGCGGGTGCTCTAACCTGGTTTCGGGAAAGTCGCGATTCTGCGAGGAATGTGAGGAATTAAGGACGGAGGAGGACAAGAAATATGAAAAGATGAGGAATAGGCGGGGAGATAGGAAGTTCATACGTTCGAGAGCGTGGGGAAAAATTAGGGTGATGAAACTGGCGCGTGACCCATTGTGCGAGAGGTGCTTCGGCTTGGGAGACGTCACGGCTGCTTATCTCGTCCACCATATTGATGGTGATGAGTTCAACAATGCACCTGGGAATCATGAAAGCCTTTGCAATGCATGTCATGAAATCAGGCATAAGGGAGAGAGATTCGTGAGGAGGATACATGGGTAAAGAAGCAAGGAGTAAAGGGACGTTCGAGGAGCGTAGATCTATGGCGATTAATGAAGGTAGAATCAAAGGGGGTATCATGGATAAGATGCAAGCTCAGCCTCAGATGCAGATTAATCCAGCGGAGACGGTTCCTGTGGTATGTAGCAATTGCGGTGGTGAGTTATGGGAATCAGTCTTTCACGTTGGTAAATTTTCTAAACTGGCTCCGAGTAATCGTTCTGGGCAGGATCTGAATGTGAAGATAGAGACCCTTGTCTGTTATGAGTGTGGGACGGAGCTGACCAATGATAAAGATCCTGAGGTGAAGGAGGTGAAGGTGCAATGAGCGGACCAGTTCCACAGCCGACCGCATTGATTGACCTGAGGGGAGGCATAGATCACACGCATAGGAAGCCTAATGACAAAGAACCTAAGCCTCCGATAAAGCTCCCTCCGTGCCCGAAAGAATTGGATGATTGCGCTAGGCAGGAGTGGGAGAGAATCAGTAAGCTATTGCTTGAAGTTAATCTTGTAACCGAGCTGGATATGCCGGTTATGGCTGCTTACTGTCAATCTTTCTCTGAGTGGGTGAATGCTAATGAGGAAGTGAAGGAGTTGGGGGCTGTTTATCTCGGTAGATTCGGGCTTCCTACACTAAATCCTTGGTTGAAGGTGTCTGATAATGCCTTTACCCGGTGGATGAAGGCTGCTCAGTTACTTGGTATGTCCCCTGCATCAAGGACGTCGCTGAAGGTGGAGAGACCTGAAGACGCTGATGAGATTGAGGATTACCGGAGAAAGAAGAGGTCATGAGAAACCATGTAATGTGGTATGCCAAGCACGTCAAGAGCGGTGATCTGCCTGCTAACAAGTGGGTTCGATTGGCGTGTCTTCGGCATATTGAAGATGTGAAGAACTGGAAGACTAATGGGATCAAGTTCTTCAATGAGGATGCTAACTATGTCATTGATTTCTTTCCGAAGTTCTTGACTTTCTATGAGGGAGATTTTGATGGTCAGCCGTTTTATTTGACTCCATTGCAGAAGTTCATTATTGGTTCAATATTTGGGTGGAAGAAGGTGAAAGATGGATTTAGGAGGTTTAGGACGGTTTACTGCGAGATGGCAAAGGGGCAGGGAAAGTCTCCCTTAGCTGGCGGTATTGGATTGTACTGCTTAGTTTTCGATGACGAAAGTGGCGCGGAGATATACGCTGCGGCGGTTACGCGAGAGCAAGCGAGCATTTTGTTCAGGGATGCGAAGACCTTTGCGGAGAAGTCTGCATCCCTTCGGCGGCTGCTGAAGATTGACAAGAATAATATCGCTTATATTGCTAAGAATAGCTTTTTTAGACCGGTTTCGTCTGAGCATAGGGGCCTCGATGGGAAGAGGCCTCACTTGGCTCTGATTGATGAGATTCATGAGCATCCTAACGACCTCGTTGTGACGAAGATGTCTGCTGGTACAAAGACTCGTAGGCAGAGTTTAATCGTTGAGATAACGAACGCTGGATACGATAGGCACTCTATCTGCTTCAGGCATCATGAATACAGTGAGAAGATTCTTGAGGGCAGGATTGATGATCCTGCTTGGTTTGCTTTGATGACTGGACTGGACACTTGTCCAGCGTGTGAGGCTGAAGGTAAGACTGTGCCACAGGATGGGTGTGATGATTGTGACGATTGGCGTGATCCTAATGTATGGGTCAAGGCGAATCCGAACATGCACTATCTCGGGCAACCGTTTATAGACTATCTCAAGCGTCAAGTGGATGAAGCGAAATCCATGCCGAGTCAAGAGAACCTTGTGAAGAGACTGAATTTTTGCCAGTGGACTGAGTCTGTGACGAAGTGGATTCCGGCGGATATTTGGAATTTAGGTAAGATCCCATTGGATGATTTAGCTGGAAGGTCCTGTTATGGCGGACTTGACCTATCTTCGAATACAGATTTGACTGCTTGGGTTATGGTCTTTCCGCCATACCTTGAGGAGGGGATGGATACAGATGGTGAGATTATCAGTGGAGAGAAGTATCAGATAGTATGTAAGTTCTTCCTTCCAGAGGATAATATGCTGGAGCGTGTGAAAAGAGATAGGGTGCCATTTGATGTCTGGGCGCGTCAGGGCTATATCACACTTACCCCTGGTAACATAATTGATTATGCCTTTATATTAGATCAGATCGAGAAAGATGCAGGGAAGTATGAGATACTTGAGCTCGCATTTGATCGATGGGGGAGCCAGAAGATCACGACTGACTTGCAGGAGATAGGATTCGAGTTGGATGGGAAGAAATCTCTGGTGCAGTTTGGGCAGGGGTATGCCAGCATGAGCGCTCCTACGAAAGAGGTTGAGACGATGGCGCTATCTAATCAACTGGTACATGGAGGGAACCCGGTGCTTTCCTGGATGATTTCTAACGTTGCGATTAAGATGGACCCTGCTGGGAATAAGAAATGTGATAAGGAAAAATCAGTTGAGCGGATAGATGGTGCAGTTGCTCTAGTAATGGCGATGGGAAGAGCGATGCTGGGAGGAGACTCGAGGTCAATTTATGATGGATTGACTGTTGAGGAAATTAGTAATAGAATGATACTTTAATTGGAGGAGACTGCTGATGTCAGATGGCACTGAAATTGAGCTTATCTGTGGTGATTGCAGAGAGATAATGGCTGGTTTTGAATCTGATTGTATCGATTTGACTGTCACAAGTCCACCGTATGACAATTTGAGAACGTACAACGATAGCTCAGTTTGGAATTGGGATGGGTTCACGGAGATAGCAGAGCAGCTTTTTAGGGTGACTAAGAAAGGCGGGGTTGTTGTCTGGGTTGTTGGGGATGCTACCATAAAAGGAAGTGAGACAGGGACATCATTTCGGCAAGCGCTATATTTCAAAGAGATAGGGTTTAATCTACATGACACTATGATTTATGAAAAAGCTGGCACTGGAGCGTGTGGGAGTAACTATTCATATTGGCAGGCGTTTGAATATATGTTTGTTCTATCGAGGGGAAGGCCTATCGCTGTGAATAGGATTGAGACGGATAAACCGTGTGTAGGAGGTGGCAGCAGATTAAAAAGAGATGGTGGAAAAAGAAGAGAGACTCGCAAGATTAAAGGTAAGATGCAGAAGTTGAATAACATTTGGAGATTCAGTGTAGGTGGAGGGGTAGATACAAAGCATCCTGCGGTATTTCCCGAGAAATTAGCGCATGATCACATAATATCATGGAGCAATGAAGGCGATGTGATCCTTGACCCAATGATGGGGAGTGGCACCACTGGGAAGATGGCTAAGCAATTGGGTAGGAGATTCATAGGCATAGAAAAAGATGAAGAGTATTTCGAGATAGCTAAGCGTAGAATACTTTAATTGGAGGAGAGTATGCAAAAGAAGATGTCATCAACCTCAGAGATAGGTGAGGAGACTGAAAAGGCGTTGGCGAGGGCTGGGAAGCCGCTGCCGGAGGTGAAGAAGGTAGTCAAACCGGAGTCAGATTATCCGTATGACGGTGGATTACCTGACAAGAATTTGCTTAGGGTAGACGAGGTGGCTGCGTACTTCAACGTATCTGCATCTACTGTCTACTTATGGATTGATCATGGGATATTGGCATCTGAGAAGTATAATCGGATGCTGCGAGTTCCTAGAGAATCCGTTGTGAAGTGTAGGATGAAGCACAGGATAAGCGCGATTTAGCGGTCGATTCTTTCCGCCGGTTACGCCTGAGTACGCCTGGCTCTATTTACAGGCCACTAACTTACATGTTAATATGACCCCAACTATGATTTAAATTGTATTGAGGGTTGTCATGTGAGTGTTTTTAGTCGAATCAAGCGCATTTTCAACTTAGGGCTTAATGACCCTAAAGCTTGGAATCCATCTCTATGGAATCTTCACGGTTCCAGATCTGTATCGGGTGAGAACGTTACTGAAGAGACCGCTCTTACCCTTTCTGCTGTATATAATGCTGTTGCACTTCTATCAGGGACTGTTGGATCTTTGCCGCTTCACCTGATGCGGCCTGATGGTAGAAACAAAGTATACGCTTTGGGCAATAGCACTTATCATGTTCTTCACGATAGATTTAATCCATATATGACTGCGATGGCGGGTAGGGAGTGTCTTTTGGCTCATGCTTTGACATGGGGTAATGGATACGCTGAAAAAGCGTTTAATGGGTACGGGGGAGTGGCGGCCCTCTGGCCCATTACTCCTAATCGCGTTAAGCCGGTTATGCTTGATACGGGGCTTCATTATGTTATCCACATGCCTGATGGTGAGGATAAAGTTCTACCAAGAGAACAGATCCTACATATTCCAGGGCTTGGATTTGATGGGTTTCTTGGATACTCCGTTATTGCAATGGCACGTAAGTCGATCGGCCTTGGTATGGCTATGGAGACCTTCGGGAGCTTGTACTTTGGTAATGGTACTCACCCCAGTGTGATTGTTAAGCATCCGAATAAGCTGAACTCCGTTGGGCACGCTAATTTGAAGAAGTCTCTTTCAGATAGCTACTCTGGATTGGGGCAAAGCCATCGGCTGATGCTTTTAGAAGATGGCATGGACATTGAGAAAGTCGGGATCCCTCCTGAAGATTCTCAATTCCTGGAATGTGTCACTCCAGATACTTTGCTGTCTATGGCTGATGGTACAAGGACTCCAGCGAAATATATTGTGGAGGGGGATGAGATTTTAGCTTGGGAAGATGACAAAGTCATTGTGTCTACAGTGAAAGCTGTAGCATTACCGAAAATAAAGCCATTAATCAAGATAAAGACTGCCAGAGGGCGTGAACTTATTGCATCTGAGGATCATCCTTGTCTGTGTACTCCGAGATTAAGGACTCCGGGTGGGAGAGCCTTTAAGACGAATCCTGAGAAGTGGACAGCATTGAAAGATCTTCGCGTTGGGAATTATGTAAGAATTGGACTTGGGATTCCTGATATAGATTCAAGTATGTCTTTTACGGAGGCATATTTCTTGGGAGCTATGGCTGGTGACGGATATATTAGAAAAGGGGGCTGTAGCTTTTGCTCTGATAATGAGGGGATTGTTGATCGTGTGCGTAGCGCATGTGAGGCTTTAGGTGGAGGGCTTGATTTAAGGAAGACTGAGCTGAATTCATACAACTATGAGATTAAGACTGGCGGACGTGGATGTAAGGGATCTAAGATCAGAAGTCTCTTTAATGAATCAGGTTTAGTCGGAAGGCACTCTCATACGAAGTTTGTCCCAGAAATAATTATGTCTTCAGGTCCTGAAGCTTGGAGAGGGTTCTTGTCTGGATATTTTGACGCTGATGGGACCATTATGGATTCATCAGGTAAGTGGTCCCCCTCACTCCATTGGGCAAGTACGAGTCTAGAGCTTTTAAATGGATGCCAGCATTTGCTGGCTATGCTCGGGATACAGTCTGCCATTTACAAAACCTGTGAGCGAGGGAGAAAGGACGTAAACGGGATGATCTGCGATACCCGTGAAATTTGGAGTCTTTACGTTGTGAGTAATAGTCAGTTGATGCTTGTGGCGGATTGCTTAGATCTGGCTCATGATAGAAAGAAGAAACGCTTGAGTGAATATAAGTTTCTCGGTGGGAGTAGATATAGAGAAATAAATTTTCAGAATGATAGGATTATTTCTATTGAATATTACGGTGAGGGTGAGACTATAGGGATAGAGATTGATGGATGTCACACTCACATTACTAATGGAATTGTCACTCACAACTCGCGCACTTTTCAAATACCTGAGGTGGCGAGGTGGTTTAATCTTCCTCCTCATAAGCTGAAGGATCTTACCCGGTCTTCATTCAATAATATAGAGTCTGAGCAGGCTAGTTTTGTTACAGACTCTATCCTTCCATGGTTAGTCAGATTTGAGCAGAATTATGCTATGCAGCTGTTATCGGAAAGGGCCGTTAGAGATGGACTTTTCTTTAGACATGTTGTTGAAGGCCTCCTTCGAGCGAATTCGAAGGATCGTGCTGAATACTATAAGGCAATGATTAATAACGGGATAATGACTCCTAATGAGGTCCGAGAGAAAGAGGACCTTAATCCAAGTACTGATCCTTTAGCGGATGAGTTATGGATGCCTACTGGATCAATCCCGATAAGCAAATTTGACGAATATCTATCGAAAAATCAAGGTCAGAGATCGCAGCCTGAACAGGTTGAAGAGACAGGAGCCTCAGGCGATCAGCCTGAATCAAACAAACTAATCAGCCTAAGGTCTGTTAAGTAAGCTCAGGTGGCTGATGAATTATGGAGGAAGGTTGATGCGAGTAAAAAACAGGAGTCCCTTTCATCCGATGGCGCAGGGGAAAATGTATCGGATAGAAAACAAGGCGAAGGCAGATGAAGCTACTATTTATATTTATGACGAGATTTCATTCTGGGGAGTTGACGCAGGGCAATTTGTAAAAGACCTTGGTAAGTTGACTGCGAAGACTATCCGCGTCAGATTTAACTCGCCGGGTGGATCTGTTTTTGATGGTATCGCTATGGCGAATGCTATACGTACACATAAGTCGCGTGTTGTTGCTCATATCGATGGCCTTGCTGCATCTATTGCTACTATAGTTGCTGTGGCGGCGGATGAAGTGTTGATCTCTGAGGGTGCTTTTATGATGATTCATGGACCTTGGTCTATCGTGATGGGCGACTCTGATGCAATGCGTGAGGAGGCGGATCTGTTAGATAAGGTTGGTGGATCAATTATCAATGCGTATGTGAAAAAGACTGGTATGAAGGATAGTGCAATCAAGGAACTTATGCAAGCGGAGACATGGATGACGGCGGAGGAGGCGTTAGACATGGGATTTGCGGATTCCTTGGATGAGAACGATGAAAAGAAGAATTCGGCTAAAACTGAAATTTTTGATCTGTCTGTTTTTGGCAATGTGCCTGATCAGCTACTTGTCGAGGATAAGGCACCAACTGCCCGTGAAATGGAAAAGGCGCTGAAGGATGCAGGCCTTTCTCACAAGCAGGCAAAAGAGGTTCTTGCAAATGGGTACAAAGATGGCCTTCGGGATGATGAGCCATCGGAAGGTAGCGATCCAAACGTTCAACGGGATGTTGAGCTGGATGATCAACGGGATGTTGATCCGCCTTTGCCGAAGACGGCTGATAGTGATCCTGGAGTCAAGGACAAGACTGCGGAGCTGTTGACCCGAGCTGAAGTTTTGGCTCCAACCAAGAAAAATAAAATATAAGGAGATACTGGCTATGAAAACAGTAGCACAGTACAGAGCTGACGTTAAGGCTCTTATGGATAAGGCGGCGGCGATTGATGCAAAATGTACCGCAGAGAACAGGGATCCGGTCGAAGCAGAGCTGACCTTGCAGAACGAGATCATGGATACTGTAAAAGAGTATCAGGCGATTATCGCGACCAAGGAACGGCATGCTCGGATCGCGGAGGAGCTGCTTTCCCCTAGCGCCCCTGTGACTCAGCCTGCGCCCCAGAGTAATAAGGGGAATGGGATAACCATTAAGGACAAAGAGAAGTTCAGTTCCTTTGGTGAGCAGATGATGGCTGTTATGAAAGCTGGCCTTCCTGGTGGATCCGTGGATCCTAGACTTTACAATGCGACCGGACTAAATGAAGGAACTCCGAGTGACGGTGGATTTCTGGTTCAGTCGGATTTCTCTACTGAACTCTTGCAGGACGTGTTTAATACAGGGGTACTGGCTCAGAGATGCCGGAGGATTCAGATCAGTGGAAACTCCAACAGTATTAAAATCAATGGAGTGGATGAGACCTCTAGGGTATCGAGTAGGTACGGTGGGATCATAGGGTACTGGAAGGACGAGGCTGCGGAGAAGACTGCCAGTAAGCCTAAATTTCGGCAGATTGAGCTGAATCTCAAGAAACTTATCGGTTTGTGCTATGCGACCGATGAATTGATGGACGATGCTTCGGCATTGGAGAGTGTGATCAAGGCAGGGTTTGCCAGCGAGTTCGGCTTCCTGCTTGATGATGCGATCATCAATGGTACTGGTGCTGGGCAGCCTCTTGGGATACTCAATTCCGGGTGTCTTGTAAGTGTCGGGGCCGAGACAGGTCAAGCCGGGGCGACAGTTGTTGCAGAGAATGTGATTAACATGTATTCTAGACTGTTTGCTTCGAGTCGTGTGAATGCAGTGTGGCTAATCAATCAAAATATTGAGCCCCAGTTGTTTACCATGTCCCTGGCTGTTGGAACTGGAGGCGTGCCCATTTATATGCCTGCTGGTGGCCTGAGTGCTCTGCCTTATGGAACTTTGTTTGGAAGGCCAGTCCTTCCGATTGAGCAGGCGGCTACTCTTGGGACTCAAGGTGATATATTGCTTTGTGACCTTGCTTCTGGATATATCCTGGCAGAGAAGGGTGGTATCAAGAGTGATATGAGCATTCACGTACAGTTTATATACGATGAGCAAACGTTTAGATATATCCTTCGTGTTGCGGGCCAGCCAGTCCGTAGCACGGCGCTTACTCCATATAAAGGTGGTTCCGGTTCAACCCAGTCTCACTTTATAGCTCTAGATACTAGAGCATAATGAGTTTAACAGATGAAAGTCATTGACAAAGATTACCGTTTCTTTTACTATGTCTCCGAGCAGCTTAAGATGGCTGCTCGAGGAGCGGTAATTTAGTCAATAACTTTATAGATTTACAAGGAGGAATTATCATGAGCAAAGGATTCAACATCCCAGAAGAGGGGCACTTCGCACAACTGATAGCGGTAGGCGATGACATGGATGGTGGGGCGACTCTTTATCCAGTCATCAATATGGCTAACTGGTATCACGTCGATTTCTTCGTGTGCCTCGCAAATACTCCGAGGGCGGCGGGTGTGATTACCGTCGAGTCGTGTAGCAATTGGGTGACCCTTGCTGGTTCGCCCACTACGGCGACTGCGATTGCGTTTGATTATTACACGCAGGGTACTGTAGCTGCACCTACTATTCAGACTACCTCTGGTAATGACATCATGAGCGCAAGGACTAAGGTGACTGTTCCTGCTACTGGCCTCATCCCTGTCGCTGGTGTTCAGAATATTGTATATGTCATTTCCCTGAACTCTAGTCAGGTGGTATCTGGTCACATCGGATTTCGTCTCAATATTGCAAGTGCTGCGGCATCGTGTACGTCGTTTGTATTCGCCATATGTAGTGGTGGGCGGTTTACTGGTGCTGTTCAGGAGTCTGTGACTAAGGCTTAATGATTAAAAATCAGGAGGCCTTCGGGCCTCCTTAGAGGAGGGTTAGGATGGCACTTTCTGAAGAGGGAATGCAGCAGGTAGAGCAGATAGTTACGAATATGCTTGCTGCGAGGGATAAGGCTAAAGTGTTTAACGCGGTTAAGGTTACTCCTGCGAAGGTAGCTCCAGCGAAGGTAGCGGCTAAATCCGCTCCGGTGAAGGAGCCTGAGAAGAAGTTTACCAAATAACCTGGGGGGTCTGGAAGGATGACTCTGCCATTATCCATAGGAGGATAAAAAGATGGCTAATTATAATCCAAGCACAAGAAATCGGATTGCGGACATTCACGATGGTCTGCTTGTTGAAACTACTGATATGGCGTTTGGCCTGTGGGGTGCTGCGCAAGCAGAACTCTTTACCGTGTATAACCGTATCCTGGTTCACGCCATGTGGATCGAGGTCACTGAGACTTCACTTGTTGGCGCTGGCACATTGATAAACTTCACTTACACATCGACCACTCCAACGGTTGCCTTGCAGGATATCTGCGCGGCCTCGCTTACCATCCATGCCATGGTTCAGGGCGAGCGGGTCATCTTCCCAGGTGTGTCGCTGGCTACTGCTGGGATACTCAGCACGGAGGGCATTACGTTCTTCCCGACTGACATGAACTTCATGGTTG